ATCGTATTAATCGTATTCATGTAAAATTTCTCCTTTCTTTTATTTAGGTTCTGTTACAATGTAATAGAACGCTGTTCCCTCACCATTTTCATGATAAGCTTTAAAATCCATATCAACATAAACATAAGCGTTAGGACCATCCACGCTTATTTTTGGCTGTGATAATTCCACTTTTGACAGAACAGTTTTCAAAGCATGCGTTTCTTCGTTAATAACCTGCGATATTTCAGTTTCAATTGAAACAGCAGACTGATTAAGAGATTTGTTAATGAAATCTTTATCTATCAATGCTTTGAGACTTCCTGTTGCGTTAAATGACCCTTCAGACAGGTCTGTAATCTTTCCAAAATCACCAATAGTTCTAATAGAATCCAAATTATTTGAGTAAGTTGTATTGATTTCTGATATAAAACCAACTTCTATACCATCAACCTTTACCTGTGCCTTATAACTTTGAAATGGACGATAAGTTGTTTCATTCTCAGGAGTTAACACAAAAAAGTCTGTGTTGTGTTCCAAATGTAAGTCCTGGCAAACGACACTTACAGTCCCTTTAATTGTCCCTGTTGGTTCAATATTAATTTTCATTTCGTTAACCTTTACACCAGAGATTCGCTTTAAAATAGATCCTTGATCATTGCCAAATTCAGCATAAAAAGAGGGTAGTCCTGTTGTGCATGGAACAAACTTCGTTTCATTTAACACGACTTCTTTTTGACCTAAACAATAATGCAACCAAAAACCAATACTGCTTGCATCAATGGGTATATCAAGGGATCCAACAACCTCAATTTGACCTTTTATTGGCATTGAAATTTCTCTTGAATCACCAAATATAACTGGCTCGGATTCAGAAGCAATACTTTTGTTGATGTCCACCTTAAAATAAGGTATTTTTAATGTGCCTGTATCATATGGCTCAACCACATTGCCATAAGTGTCTTCCATTTTGGCAACCATTATATGATGGAAACCCTTCAAACCCTTCATTTTTTATCCTCCAATCGCTAAAGGTTTTTCAAATTGAATAATCATACTTGAATCAAAGTAAGGATAATTCAAAGAACTGTTTTCATTCTCTATAATATGACCAATCCATTGATTATCTATACTTATAATTTTTTTAATTTCATTTTCTAATGCAGCAAGATCTTTGAGACCTTGATATATATAACTATTGTCTATTTTTTCTATTTTTTCTTCAATTACTCCCCAATGAAAATAAATTTGTATTTCATTCACATTATTTTTTTCTATTGATCCCACTGGATGAACCAATAAAACAGGATAATGTTCTTTTTTAGGTGGATTTTCAGGATCAACGCCAAGATAGACAGTCCTAAATGGACCCGATTCATTAAAGTAATTAAATATCTTTTCTGCTAATGAATAAGAATCAACTATCATAAACCGCCCCCCTTAAACGCTTGCTTCCATCGTGGATTGACATCTTTTTTCCAAGTTTTCTTTCTAATTTCATGCAAATTCTTTTCAACCTGGTTCATAAAGTATACGCTTTCTTCTTCGTATATCGGTTCAAATAGCTTTCTGGCCGGAATTTTAAAGCGATAACCTTTCGGAAACGTCCAGCCTAACGCAGCCAAATGACGACGCTGTTTGTCCGTTATAGGATCTGAAATTTCTCCTTCTTCAAGACGTCTTCCATACCAGGCCACTTTCTTATTTGCCCAACCAAATCGTACTTCCAGCTTATGTTTGAAACGCCTATAAACTAATGAACCAGCTATCCCCCCATAAAAGCCACCTGTTGAACGCGGCCTTCCATGATAATCACTTATCCGATGATCAAGGCGCATGGGAGACAAGGGCTTCCATCTTACCGATTTTGTTCCCCCTCGGCCAGGATAATCCTTGAAACGACTCCAAGTTTCATATGCAGATATAGCCATGGCTCTATTGAAAAGCTGAGGGCTTGTTTTAGCCATGTATCTTATAAAATCATATCCTTCATCTTTGATATTTACATATGTATCAGTCATCAATACACAATACCCTTAATATCCTTACAAGATGCCTTCCAATAATATAAGCACTTCTGAACTTTATTGACACGCCAAACTTTATAATCAACGATAATATGATCACCATTTTGAATGTCAAAAGGGATCAATATTTCTGATTGATCATAAGAATAGTTTTCTTTTTGATTCAACTGCATCCCAAAAGAGGGATTAACAGGACATAAGTAATGAATATTATCCCTTATAACGATAGCCATTTCAATCATTGGAAGTGATACGTCAAAATAAGAGAGATTATCCCCAGATAAAATAACAGGCGTAGGATGCAACAACGATTCCAAATTTTCAGAATCAGAACTACCAGCAAAAACGAGATCATATATTACTTGTGCATGCAATTCATTATCACCAAGACCAAAATCAATAAACGAAGATATATTATCTATCTTTTGTCTTTGATCTTCAGTTAACAACGTTTCGGCAACAACAATATTATCCGATGCCCATTGTTGGAACAACTGCGCATCGGATAATGTCACCTGACCATCCAAATCAATATCAAGAAGCGAAATCATCACGCATCACGCATTTAACTTGATATTGATTGTACTGGCATTGGATTCAACATTATTTTCAGCACAATAGCCTGCATATAAATTGCCTGAACTGGTTGAAACAATGCAAGAAGAATCAGTATTCCAATATACTTTTTGCCCCATTTCAAAAGAGTCATTCCCTTTGGATACTTCAAATACCTCTTCTACCGCAATACTGCCAAAAGAACCGTGATGTATATCAACCAAAGCAACACCAATTTTATCTTTAATAGGGACAACATCCCCACTTTTCACAAGTAAACCGGTTCCATTTTCCCATCTTAAAACTTTTCCTTCAGCTATAGCATTACATGCCATAATAACCTCCTGTATCGTTCTAAAGAACGAATTTTTTGTACTTTCTATGCATTGCCTGGGTTAAAATACACAGGCTTATGGCAAACCACCCCACAACCAAAAATATGCCGAACACGAAAAGAAATACCATCTTTTCCTGTATATTTTTCTCTTACCACATAAGGATTTTTATGCCCGCGTAGATATGAATACACAAATGCCGGGGCAATTCTTGGATCAGCAAACAGAACAGAGCTTTTTTTTGATATTTCAGCAAGGGAAGGTTCCACGATTGACTCCATTTTATTATAGAACGGATTATTTACGTTTGCATTTTTGTTGTCTTCTGTATTGCCAGGAGATAACAAAAGAACGTCAATATTTGTTTCCTGTTCCGATGGAATCGCAATATAGCGAGGCACCAAATTAAGATAATCTTTTCCGCTGTCAGTCCTTTGATTTCGCATCGACGCTCGAGCATCAGATAAATTTTGCGTCGTCACAACACCAATATTGGCACCTGTCGCAATATTGTGATGGGCTTCAGAAAAAAGTTTATTTCCATCACTCATTGTTGGATTTGACCGGACAAGTCCCCAAAACATTGTGGACTCCATTCGCCTGGATGAAATTGCAAAACTACTCGGAATAGTCAAAAACCCGCCGAGTGAATCATTCACGATCATTTCAAAGGTCAACGTTATTTTTCTCCCCCGCTTTTCCACTTTCCAACTTTCAGCCGATTCTTTCAATGCCGCTTCCTGATATTCACCATGCTCATCGGTAGGCAATAAATCAGGCGTATCACTTATTTTTATTGCATAGTTGGCTTTGAAATCTCTTGACAGCATCTCTTTGGCAAGCTTCATGAAGTCAGGTCGGGCAATCTCGTACTGTGACAACAACGTGCGATTTACGACATTGCCTAGCAACACAGGAAAGTCAGAAGTAGAATGCCCACCAACATTCATTGCCTTTTCAATTCTTTGATACTCTGTATCTGAACGGCTATATCTGTTCTGTGCCCGCAACCCTTCATCAATGATACCCATCATTGAAAAATGAAGAAAATCATTCGCCCCCGGTGCAGGTTTTTCTATTTGAACACCTGCACTCATACATAATGCATCTGTAACAGCAGCACTATATTTATCAATAGCATCAACGGTCAATTGCGAACGACGCACAGGGGTTTGACCTTGTTTTAAAAACAAAAAGATATTGTCTGTTGCTTCTTCAAGCGTCATATCGGCCTGTAACAATTCATTTGCTTGTTCAAGTGTCATGCCTGCATGCGATGATCGTTCATAAAAAGCCTTAATTTCTTCAGCATTCATTGCATTCTGACTACCTGATAATTGCTGATCATGACCTTGATTACTTGGCTTTGGCTCACGGTCTAATTGCTGATCAACACCTGCTAATTGCTGATCATGTCCTTGATTACTTGGCTTTGGCTCACGGTCTAATTGCTGATCAACACCTGCTAATTGCTGATCATGACCTTTATTACTTGGCTTTGGATCACGGTCTGTTTGACCCTGATAACCCTTGCTTTCTTCCATCTTACCTCCTATACCTTCAATATTTATTATTTGGTCAATAAGACCGTTTTTTATGGCGTCCTTTGCAAAAAAACAATCTGCATCTAAAGCTTTAACCTTTTCAGGTTCAAGGCCTCGATTTTCAGCAACACTTGCAATAAACATTTCCGCTAACTGATCAACCTTGTGTTGCTTTGCTTTTAAAACTTCTTCTGTCATTTTAGATATTGAATAACTATCTGCCTTTCTCCTTCCAGATGTAATAACGTAAGCTTTGTCGCCCTGTTTTTCAAAATATTCTGTATAGTCCCACCTGACTAGAAGAACTCCGATAGAACCGATTTCAGCAGCTTCCAATGCAACAATTTTTCTAGCAGCAGAGGCAATCCAATAAGCCGCTGAACAACATAAATCATATACAATGACTTCTGTATATTTTTCTACTGTTAATTTTTTCAAGGCCTGCATAGCCTCATTAATATAAAAAGCTGATCCCCCGCCAGAATCCACATTGATTCGTACACGCTTTACCGCTTCATCTGTTTTCATCTTTTCAAACGTACTTGCTAATATTCGTGGATCGATAAAAGATCCATACCGTGAAACAAATCCTACTGGATATATAGGGCCATATATATCAACAGATGCAACACCATTTATCACTTCATATGGAATGGTAAGAGAACCTCCACCCCCAATTCCATATGAAGACATTTGAGAAGTCATTTTTTCATCTTTCAACGACCGACCTAAAAATTGCTGAATATCTGTAAAAGGTTGTATTTTTGATGGTTCTATTGCCCAATACTCATTAAACTTACCAAAAAACAGTGTGTTATCAGATGATAATACCATTCTGCATTCCTTTCTGCTTTTTTGTATCTTTCTCTTTATATTTATCTTTCATTTTTTTTTCTACCTCAAGAATTGCAAATTCACTTAATTTTTCTTTTAGTCGAAGTAATTCTAATAAATTCTGATTTCCGTCTGTTAATTTAATCATTTTGCCCCCCTTAACTTTTCAATATCTTCAATGTCACTGGCCTCTATTTTCATTCGTTCAACAGTTTCATCATAATCTAGCTGCCGAATTGCAAGCGCTTGTTCCCAAGTAATCAATTTCGAGTCAATTAGACACTGAACGGCTCTAGCATCCTTATATGGATCCACCCAATCATAACCAGGAAACAAGTATTTATTTTCAATATATACGGTTTTAAATATGTCCAGACCTTTTTGACAACCAACGTCACCTGTTATTTTTCCGGTCTCTAAAAACCAGACGCATACAGGCTTGTAAAAGCGATCTCTTAAGAACCGCTGTTTTTCTCTGAAGACTGATCTTTCTTCAATTGTTGCCATTCTTGCCGACGCAAAAGAACTTGACGTATAATCTTGAGTTACGTTTGGGTAAGCTTGATTTAGTCCTGCGGACAATCCTTGTAACATCGTTTGCAGGTAGGGCTGATATGAACCACCTGGTCGTTGTTGACCAGAGTTTGTAAACTTCATTCCACCAGGCAAGGTAATTATTTTGCCGGGCTCAATAAAATCAGGAAACGATTCCTCATCAGTGAATGACTCAGGAATGTCGCTTTCAAGAAAAAAACCAATACTGGCATGAATTTTTGCCGCAATGGCCTCATAAGCTTGATAATCTTTTGTGTCTTTATACGCTAACGCCACGGATTCTAATCCTGGTGTACCACGTACAGAACTTGCACGTTCTTGATTGAATATATGAATGACATCTTTCGCTATAACTTCAATCTCTCCTGCATTATCATCACTATAAAAATAATACATCTCAGGTCTACCATTTGAATCATATTTTATGCCATTCCTGATAGTTGTTCCATTATCATGCAATGTACTAATGGAATCAAGTTCTATCAATTCCAAACAAAGCTTGATAGGATGTTTGCTACTTGGCAAGTAATGTCTTCTGACAAATATTTCACCGTCAGTTTCTAACTGCGATAAAATTATTTTTGCCATCCCAGTAATACTGTTAATACCGTATAAATCACAAAAAGAGGGGACACTCGACCACAATTGATACAATTCATTTATACTTTTATCTTTATATTTTACACGAATACCATCCTGTACAACATTGATTTTTTCTCTTTTGACCGCACCATTGACATAATCACTTTTTGAGATATCACGACATCGCCCCACACCAAACAATTTTGACATATCTAGATCTTCTTCTATTCCACTTTTCAACGATGGCAGCCAGTTTTTATTTGTTCGGTGGATACTTCCAGCACCAAACAAAGACACAAAAGCTTTACTCGCTCTATCTGCAATTTTCGTCAAAGTTTTAAGCATATTAATTACCAGTTATTTTTTATTTAAAACTTCATTCACTGATGGATATCTTGTATCAACAAGATCTGATACATAATAATAACTTTCTATTGCCATATTTCCTTGATTGCCTCCGAAACAGGCGTACATAAAGCCGCTATTCATTTTTTTAGGCTTTCCAGACATCAATATAGTTGCATGATAAAACCCCTCTGTTTTGAATATACCAATTGCACCCTTTCTCGGTGACACATGCCGCCCATAAAAAAGCCAACTTTTTCCCCTTGCATCAAAAGTACCCTTAAGACCACATTCTTTGAAGACCAAATTCAAAAACGAACTGCACCATCCCATTTCATCTGTCGGATTTTGAACACCACACAAGGATAAAGCTTTTATAATCGTAGAATTATGTTTCTCGCCTTCAATTTCTGAAAGGCCATCGTAAGTTTTGGCATGATCCAACCAGATCGGATTATCAATATAGGCATACGCTGGCAAGAACATATAATAAACACTGGTTAATAAAAGAATTATTAATCCTATAAAACATATAATCAAAACTTTTTTGTTTGTATTCATTTTTTTCTTTTCTTTTTTTTTTATAATTTAAAATACATGACAATACCAGCAACCAAAAAGACTAAAAAGACAATATATATACAAGTATTTATTTTTTCTAACGTATCCATTTTATTCAATTTTCATTGATATTCAAGTTTTCATCCGGTGTGTTTCATCCGGTGTATTATAGACTATTATTATTCCATCATCTGAAATTGAAACACGATTTTCTTGCCCTTTGTTCTTGATAAGCAACAAGCTTTCCTGTAATTCCTCCAACAACGGTATAAATGTATAATCTTTATAGACATTCCAAGATATATTTTCCTTTAAACCGCTAAAAAAATGTTCTACATGACAGCCAGGATGACGAAAAATTCTTTCATCGATGACACGAACAAGAAATAAATTATCTGTATTTCTGTTTCGCATCAAATAGAACCTTCCTTTTTTTGTGTTATTTATGATGGAAACGATAAAACCCCTGAAAAAGGATTGTACTTGCTCTCGCATAACTACGAGAACTAAACCAAATCCAATACTTCCATTTAACAATAGATTTTCCATTAAAATATTTTTCCTTTCTTTCTAGACAAAAAGGCCAGGCGAAGTTCAAGTTTATTTATTTCTACATTTAATGTTTCGAGATCAGGTCTTGTTATTCCATCTGACCTATTTACGCGAATCTCTACGCCTTTATTTAAAACAACATCTCTTGTCGCTTTAAGTTTCGCTATATCTGCTTTCAACTCGTCAATCGTCATGGCACAATCCGTGTTCTTAAAATGGCCTTCACTTCTCCGGAAAAATCTTCACTTAATTTGATACGATAAAAAGCACCAAGATCTTCTGTAGTTGCTTGTTTTGGTTCCGTAAACACATCAACATCAGAAAAGTCTGATGATTCATCCGGAAACTGAGATCTTTCATTCATACATCGCTGAACATGAACGTTCCCTTCAAAAGCACCACTAATTGATAAAGATAATTTCTCCTCTACCCACATCACATCAGATACGGATTGACCTGGAAAAGATAAAACTAAATCTTCAGTCATAGTCATGCCTGACCCCCTTTTAGATACTTTCGATATAGCCGCTCTATCCGACCTTTCAACATGGTATCACTCAAAAGATTTGACTTACCTGTAAGCAAACGACTCAAAAGTGATTCACCCATTGATTCTCCCATTGATTCTTTAGCTAATTGAATCACTTTATTTCTCTTTTCATCACCGCTCATGTCTTCATTTTTTACATCTTGAATGTGTGCTAATAACAAATCATCCAAAAATTCAACGGTACTTTTTGACAAATATGTCTTTATCAAAGGTCGTGTCACAAGATACAAGCCACCAATTAACATTAGTATAACTGCGGGATCTTTTATGTAATCAAATATTCCTTCCATGCAAAACCTCATATTTTTTTAAAATCTAAAAATATTATGTCTTGCAGAATGAATAAATAAAATTTTCTAAAGACACAAGTCCCTTGCTTACAACTAAGAGACTTACAACTTTTTTTAAGGATATATTTCTGAAAAAAATAAAGATATGATATTTTGAAGTATAATATTATACTTTATGGCAGGTTATAAGATTTTTATATAATGTCATTTCTGCATCTTGGTTTACAACTTTTTTTTAACAAAATTGCCAAGATGCAGAAATATTAGATAACCATCATGTTCAAGT